CGAATCACTTAAAGTAAACAGTATAGATAAACTTATCAAGCGTGGCTTTATCTCATCTTTTAAGTGCTATGGGATAGAACCAAGATTTGACGCTTCACTGCTAAAAATGGGCAAGCATGACTACACAAGTAAGTCGTTAATAGCAGAAACTGGAAAGCATGTACAAATTATGGCAGGTGATGCTGTAAAGCATTACAAACGCTTAGCACGTGGTAAACAAGCCGTAGTATTTTGTGTATCTATCAATTTTGCAGAAATTACTGCAAATAACTTTAAAAACGCAGGAATAACAGCGGCAGCTATTCACTCAAAAATGAGTAGGACATTAATTGAGCATATTTTTGACTTGTTTGAATCAAAGCAAATTAATGTGTTATGCAATGTTGATATGAGTGGTGAGGGTGTAGATATTCCAGCGATTGAGTGTTTGATTATGCTAAGAAAGACTGCATCACTAACATTGTATAGACAATGGGTAGGTCGTACGCTTAGAACTGCAACAGATAAAGAGTTTGCTATAATTATTGACCACGCAGACAACATAAAAAAGCATGGATTGCCAGACAGACATATTACGTGGAGTTTAGAGGGCGTTTTTACTAACGAAAAATCAAACTTAATAGCTTGTAATGAATGCGGAGCATTAACACAAGCATGGAATGAGCAATGCAAAGAGTGCAAAGCATCACTAATAAGTAATGATGTCAGTCTGCGTAGTGTAGAACATATTGATTATAATCTTGTTGAACTTCACAGAACGAGAGCAGCACAACAATTAAGAGATAATGCGATTGCTTCAAGCGTTGTTCTAGATGAGATACGTTATTTCAAAGTGGTAGGTGGCAAAGCAGCGGAAATGACAAACAAAATAGCGAGATGGTTTTTTGATAATATCAAAGAGCGAATCACACGCAAACAAGCAGAAAAATTTTTTTTCAAATATAACAATATGCAATTTTGGGCGACACATTTTAATATTGCAGACATAAAAAAAACAAACGCAAAAAAATGCTGGAGGGTGTTTAATGAAGCTATGTGTAATAAATGATGATGCAAATAATCAAAGCATTACATGCGATTTACTTGTTACAGACCCACCTTTTGACATGCTTGGAAATGAGCTGGCAGGTATAATTGATAAGCAAAGATGTAATCATTTATTGCTGATTACGACAATGCGACAACTATTAGAATTTTGTAGCAACTCAAACTGGAAGCTAAACTTTGATATTGTGTTAGACCATGTTGTACCCAAAAAATCAAAGAGCATTAAGCAACCGAATTACACACATTCAATTTGCGTTTACATGACACGTAACAACGCTAAATCATTATTTAATAGAAAAAAGCGGCAGAGGTCGGATACATTTGATAATAAAGGATACTTCCCCACGATTATTCGTGCTTCACGTGATAGAATGAAGCAATTAGGATACGCAAAGAACACACAAGCATTAATTGATATTATTGGTTGTTTTGATGTGAAATTGATTGGAGATATTTTTGCAGGAAGTGGAACAACAGCATTAGCAGCGTTTGAGCTAGATTATGATTGCGTACTTATTGAGCGAGAGCAGAAACTTTGTGATGAAATTAAACAGCAATTTAAATTTTTTGGCGTAAAAGCTGTAAATAAATTCACAAATTAATAGTATAAAAGTATTGACAATTAAAACGCACTTATATATATTATAAGTATTGAAAGGGAATAGCCCTTATTTATAGAAAATGGAGATAAAAAAATGAAAATGACAAAAAAGCAATTATCTGTAATTGCTAGATTAGAATCAGTTTTAAGCATGTACAATTACGAATTGCCTAGAGTTTTTTATACTGTTAAAAAAGATATAATTAAACAATGCTATGCATCTAGACGTAGATTTATAAATTTTGAAATTGAGTTTGAAGACTTTTGCCAGCTAAACAAAATAGCACGTTCTCTTGATTGGCTAGTAAAAAAGCATGATGTTTGTAAAGGTGTTGAGAGCAATGGCGGTTTAGGATTAGCTATAATTGTATAAATAAGCCAATATCTACTACTTTAATATTGACAATTAGAGTAGTAGATATTATAATTATGACATAACAACAAATGGAGATATAAATGATTGAATTAAACGACATAGAACAGCATAGTATTGATGCATCATTTATAATTGACTTGCAAAAGCAAGACAAGTCTGGTGGATTGTTTGGATTAAGATGCATTTATAGCACAGGCAGTAAGCAAACTTTTTATTATAAAGGCAAAGATGCCCTACATGCTGATTACCAGAAATTATTAATAGCTACCAACGCCTGATGCAAGATAGAGTTATACATTCAAAGAAAATAGACTGGAAGCAAATACAGACTTTGCAACCTGATAATTTTAAGTTGCCAGAACAGCAAGAAGTTTTAAAGAAATCACTACTTGCTAATGGCTTTGTAAGTCCTTTTTGTGTATGGCAAGACGAGGCAGGGGTTATATGGTCAATAGATGGCGTACACCGTATAAAAGCATTAACAGAGCTGCAGGAGCAGGGGCGGGATATACCAGAGCTATTAACAGCTAATTTTATAGAAGCCAAAGACAGAAAAGAAGCAGGTATAATACTGTTGGAGGTATTTAATACAAAGCAGAACAAAGCAACAGAACAAGGCTTAGAGCTTTTAAAAATAGATTTAGATATAAGTAACGATGACTTGCATGTAGATTTAAGCGACTTAGATATAAAAATAGAGCTGGAAGAGCCAGAAGTAACAGAATTAGAAACAGCAGAAGCCCCAGACGAAGCACCAGAACCACCAACAATACCTATTACTGCCAAGGGTGATTTATACGAGCTAAACGGGCATAGAGTGCTATGCGGTGACAGCACTGTTATAGATGATATAGACCGCCTGATGCAGGGAGAAAAGGCAGACCTTGCGAGCAATGACCCTCCCTATGGTATGAAAAAAGAAAATGAGGGGGTAGCTAACGACAATCTAAACTTTGACGACCTTTTACAATTTAATCACGACTGGATAACTTTACAATTTAGCAGTGTATTAAAAGAGAATGGCTCGTGGTATTGTTGGGGCATAGATGAGCCATTGATGGACATCTACAGCAACATAATTAAACCGCTGATAAACACACAGAAAGCCACTTTTAGAAACTTGATTACATGGAATAGAGGCTGTAGTGCAAGCTCTTATGGTTCGCCCATCGGCAGCGACAAAATGAGATGTTATCCACCAGCAGACGAAAAATGCCTATTTGTAATGTGTGGAGTACAAGGCTTTAATAACAACGCAGATAATTATTTTGAGGGGTGGGATTCTATAGTTGAATACTTAAAAACAGAAAAAGAAAAAGCAGGGTTAACTATTAAAGACTGCAAAAGAATAGCAGGGCATAGCGAGAATAGCGGTTGCCATTGGTTTGATAAAAGCCAGTGGATGATGCCAACAAAAGAAACATACAACGCATGGCGTGAACATTGCAAAGCAAACAATAACGATGCATTCAAAAAAGAATACGAAGAAATAAAAAAAGAATACGAAGAAATAAAAAAAGAATACGAAGAAATAAAGCAGGAATATTACAGCACTAGAGCTTACTTTGACAACACCCACGACAACATGACCAACGTTTGGGATATTGGCAGAACCAAAGGAGCAGAAAGAGCAGAAACTGGAGGACACGCAACGCCAAAGCCGTTGGAGCTATGCCAACGAGTAATAAAGTCTAGCTGCCCACAAAATGGGCTAGTAGTAGACGCCTTTCTAGGCAGTGGTAGCACACTAATAGCAGCAGAACAAACAAACAGACGTTGTTATGGCATAGAGCTAGAAGAAAAATACTGCGATGTAATAGTTACACGCTGGGTAAAGATGATGCAATCTAACAACAAAGAGTACACGGTTAAAAGAAATGGAGAAGTTATAAATTGGGAGGTAATACAAGATGACAAATAAAATGACAGATGAAATAGATTTATCGTGTTATGCAAAGCATTTAACAGATGCACAACTAGGGGAATTAGTAAGGATGTTGTTTGACCATTTATCAAAAACAGGCATCAAAGTACATGTTGGCGAATTTGGTTTGTCTGATGTACTCTCGATGCCTACAGAATTACAACATCCTAGGCTAGATGCAACTGCTATAATTGGGAGGGTACTTAAATACGCCTTAGAAAAAACAACAAAAGGCTTACAACAACAGCAAAAATAAGATATAATTGTAGAGCGTCCTACTCTTAGCGGGGGAACACTAGAATCGTTGACTAGCTGGGCGTACTTTTAAACCAACGCATACTACAACGAGGTATATATGAAAGACTCACAAATAGAAATATCCAAGCCAGATACTCAAAAAGAAATAGTAATACGTTCACAAAAAGAATTAGATAAACTGCTTGATGACAACTATAACGCTCTTGATGAGGTAGCTGTTATTGATAAAAATATAAGCCTTGATTCAAGAAGAAGAAAAACATATTGGACTAAAGGCAAAGCATCTTTTAAACATGCTATAAAATGTAAAAATATAGATGCTGAAAGATTAAATATAGAGTCAAGCTCAAAAATTACTGCACACGATGTTGAAGCTTGGAATATTAAATGCACAAATATCCATGCACATGATATTAATTGTCAAGATTTGGAAGCTAAAACTGTATGGGCAGATTCAATCAGAGCAGAACATATCTACTCTAAAAATGTAAGGGTACGTGACAGTATATTAATGAATTTATAAACTGGGATATTGAGTAAAGTATGATAAATAAAGGACATGCTAATTTAATACCTAACTCAGAAAGAACTCCGGAAGAACTCCGGAAGCAAACTAGTAAAGGTGGTATTGAAAGCGTGAAGGCTAGGCGTGAAAAAAAGCAACGCAAACTTATATTGCAAGACATATTAGAATTAAAACTCAATGAGAAAGTTGCTAGTAAAATAGCCAAAGCGTATGGGTTAGATGCTAAAGATATAACTTTAGAAGCAGCAATGGACTTTATGCAGGTAAATAAGGCGATAGAATCTAAAGACACACAAGCATACAATGCTGTTAAAGATAGAGTTTATGGGAAGCCTAAGCAAGAGATACAACAGCACAACACCCACGAGCAAGGCTCTGTACTAACTCTCAACATGGTAAAATCTAAAGATGTTGCAGAAACAGACGATAAAGAAAGCTAAGTATATCAATGCTTTAGTTTAAATGCTTCCAGTGGTGTATAAAATAGCTTTTTTGTAATTGTTGCAATATGGACTTTATAGAAGACTATCAGTTTTTAATAGACACGCCTTGCAGATACAAGGTTTTATACGGTGGTCGTGGTTCAGGTAAAAGCCACCAAGTGGCAAGAGCTTTAATTGTTCTAGCAACACAAAAGCCATTACGCATACTTTGCACACGTGAGCTACAAAAATCTATCAAGGATTCAGTGCTAAAGTTATTAGCTGATATTATTATAGAGCATAACCTAGAGCATTTATTTCAAATACAAACAACAACCATACGTTGTATGAATGGTAGCGAGTTTATATTTGCAGGTTTACGCAATAATCCAACAGAGATTAAAAGTATGGAGGGTGTAGATATTGTATGGTGTGAAGAAGCTGCAAACATTACTAAGGAATCATGGGATTTACTTATACCGACAATCAGGAAAGATAACTCGGAAATATGGGTAACATTTAACCCACGCTTTGAAACTGATGCTACATATCAGAGATTTATTTTAAGCACGCCAGAGAACTGCATACTTAAAAAATTTAATTACACAGACAATCCATTTTTTAACAACACATTGCGTGAAGAAATGGAGCTATGCAAAAAGCTATTATATGAGGATTACCTCCATATTTGGGAAGGTGAATTAATGAGTATGGGTGGTAAAGTAATCAAACGCCAATACTTCAACCATTACGATGAATACCCCTCTAAGATTAAGAGGCTATTTGTTACTGCTGATACAGCCATGAAGGTTAAGCAACACAATGATTATAGTGTGTTTAGCGTGTGGGGTGTGACAGATACAGATTTGCTATGGTTAGATATGGTGCGTGGTAAATGGGAAGCTCCTGAGTTGATAGAGCAAGCACAAAAAGTCTATGATAAGTGGACTAGCTTTTTTGAGGCTTGCATATTAAGTGGTTTTTATATTGAAGACAAAGCCAGCGGTACTGGATTAATTCAAACATTGAAAAGAAACTCAAGAATCCCTGTTATACCTGTGCCACGGAACACAGACAAAGGAGAGAGATTGCAAGGCGTATTAGATTATATTGCTAGCGGTCGTGTCTGTTTGCCCTCTTTTAACAAGCAAATGAGCAACGATATAATCAACGAATGTACTGCTATACAAAGAGATTTCCAACAACCAACAAATGATGATATAGTAGATACACTAATAGATGCTGTAAATATTGCCGAGGGCAGACAGCAAACAACTATACCTTTGTCTATGTACGTATAAAAAATGACGACAACAAAAAAGATTATCACTAAAAAAGATGCTGTTAAACCTAAAAATTTAGTAGAAAATAGACTAACTGATTTGCAAACGCAGATTGCGGCAAGTAAAAACTTTCAAACTGCTAATGCAAATATTGAGGCACATCCTCCACAGATTACACTAGAATATCCAAACTTAGAAAACTACTACAACAGTTTTAACATTATACAAACAGCAATAGATTTACCTGTAGACGATGCATTATCTAAAGGCTTTGAGGTTATATCTGATGAATTAGATGCAGACGATATCCAACAAGCTATGGATGTATTCCACGAATCTATAGGTTTAGATAATATTGGCAAACTTGCTAAATACTCAAGGTTGTATGGCGGTGCTGGCTTGATATTGTTAGATGGCAATCAAGACTTAACTAAAGCTCCTGTGATTACACCTGAAAGCAATCTAAGTTGTTTAGTTGTTGACCGTTGGAGAATTAATACTAAGCAAATAGGACTAGGTGATACAATAACCAAAGATTTAACACTAGAGTACAATTCAAATGTAAAAAACTTCTGGTTGCATGTATTTAATGATGTGAGCAGGGAGTGCAGTTTTGAAAGACTAACGCCTTTTAAAAATAAAAATACTTTGGATAGAACAAGCTGGCTATATTTGCGTGGCTGGGGTGCAAGTATTGTAGAGCAGATACTAGAAGTGCTTAATAGGCATATTAAGGCTAGAAATGTAATCTATGAAATATTGGACGAGGCTAAAATCTCAATATTAAAACTCAATGGATTTAGGGAAAGCTTGATTACGTCGGATGGCACAGCAAATATGGCTAAGATGGCACAGATGACTAACAAGATAAAAGATTATACTAGTATTATGATGCTAGATCAGTTAGATGAGTTTGAGCAAAAGCAACTCAACTTTGCAGGACTCGCAGAAATGCTTAGAGAAATACGGTTAGATATGGCTGCTGCTCTAAGAATGCCAATGTCTAAACTTTACGGAGAGCAACAAGCAGGCTGGGCTACCAAACAACACGAGAACGACAATTATAATAGCTATCTTAGAAGTGCTGTACAAAATCCTCTAAAACCTGTAATTAAACAAGTAATGACTGCTTGTTTTCAAAAAGCAGGATTACCTGTCCCTGCATGGTTTGACATTACATTCCCACAACTTGCAGAAACTAACGAGCAAGAAGAGGAGGCAATTAAACAATCAGCATATACACGTCTATCTGATTTATACGCTAAAGGTGTGTTAGATGATGAAGAGTTTAAAAGCGAATTAAGCAAAGCTGGCATTTTACAATTAGACTAGTGAAACTAGGTAACCCATTAAAACCTGTATCTATACGCAATATAGGAAGCCTCAGAAAGCTAATATTAGAGAGTATAGAGGAGGTACTATATAAACCTCTACTATTACCAGAATTATCAGAAAACCAGATAGATGATTTAATAAAAAAATCTATTGCTGATGGTGTACTGCAGTATGAAGTAGGAAGTGGATTAATTACTGGAACTTTTAACAGTAAGATAGTAGCAGCTCTAAGATTGCAAGGTGCAGAATATAACAGACGTTTAAAAGGTTATATCTTTGATGAGCTAGGAGATAATGCTATACTTGATAGTATATTGGCTGGTGAAGAAATTAAAAAAATACGTGCAGACTTAACACTACAACGGCTAGCAACAATTAACACAAACGGATTAGAAAACTACAACCCTTTATTTTCTAAAGTCTTTGATAATGTTTTAACTTCTGTAAACAAGCAATTAAAAATAGGTATTGACCCTGTAATCTCTAAACAAGTGCAAGAAGCTGTAGCCATTAATTATAGCTCTAACCTTGAACTAGTAATTCAAAAGTTTATTAATGAAGAAGTGCTAGAGCTAAGGCAATTAATACAAGATAATGTGCTTGCTGGGAGACGTTCAACTAGTGTACAAAAAATCATACAACGAAGATTTAAGGTATCAGAAAGCAAAGCAAAGTTTTTAGCTAGCCAAGAAACAAGGCTTCTACAATCAGAATATTCAGAGCAGAAATATAAAGAAATAGGCGTGCAGCGTTATAAATGGTCAACATCTAAAGATATTGCAGTGCGTTCAAGCCATGCAAAGCTAGACGGACAGATGTTTTATTTTGATAATCCACCTATTGTAGACGAGAAGACAGGAAGACAAGCGAATCCAGGTAAAGATTTTGGCTGTAGATGTGTTGCTATACCAATCTTTGAAGAAATTTAAATCATATTTATGCAAATAAAAAAATCTAAACTGCCACCACGAGATATGTTGTCTACTAATATTTCTATACTTACTACCAAAGAGATTATCGGAATTGCAGGGTTTATTGGTTTAAATATAGCTTTATTTGTTTTAATGGTTGCTTTTTACTAATAAATACTTGACAAGCACAAATGCAAGGTACACGCTATGTATTATGGATAAACACAATTTAGCTCTTAATCAATTAGTACTTGTTGGTGATGCGTTATTAGACGATGGCATACAAGCGAGCGAGTACAAATTCACCTTTTTAGATAGAGGTATTATTCAATACGAAAATGTAAATCATTTTATCAGTAGTGAAACTGTAGAAGTAATAGGGAGCAAATTTAAAGGTACGCCAGTTATTCTAGGCGACCACCAGATTGTAGATGCGTCTAATGTGAATGATTTAGCTGTTTGTTTTGTATCAGATGTATATTTTGAGAATGGTTATGCAACGGCTAAAATAGTTACTAACAACAAAGTTATTAAAGAGTTGGCTATGCAGGGCAAAGCATATGCAAGTTGTGCTTACGAGAAAGAAGCTGTACAGCAATCAGGCATTCATAACTCTATAGAATATAATTATGTAATCACAGATGGTATACCTAATCACATAACAATCAGTAGTAATCAACCAAGATATACTGATGCAAAGGTGGTACTTAATAATTTAACTGATGAG